TTATAGTCGCCAAGAGTATAAGGATTTGACGTTCTCAAACGACCAAATGCATCATCTCCAGGCTTCCAAGGATCATATAAATGAGACATTAGATTACCCTCCAAGAATTACTTTTCCAAATAAATGTTAAACTGCCATAATCATAAGCAAGAATTGCTCTATCTCTACCATCAATTAAGTCTGATCCTGTTGGTAAGACCGTAATATATCTGTTAGTTCCTTTTGATGCCTCTCCAAGTTCGTCCTTGATAACAAAAATTTTTCCTTCTCTATCTGCATTTGGTAGAGTAATAGTGACTGCACCTGCATAATTTACGCCGATGTAGTAATCTTGTGGTTTTACTGTGTATGAAGATGTAGTCACGGATGTAATTGGTACATCCATAAAAGTGAGATTGGTCTCACCACCACCACCTAATGTAGAAAGTTGTTGTTGAATGCGAGACAGAAAAAGACTATAATGTTTTTGAAGATCCTCTAGTGTTGCAAAATTTTGATTTAATGGAGTTAATGGATCATTCTGTTGCTTAATATTAGATGGTTCAGAAAGAAGACCTAAAGATTTTTCCATCAAAGAATCTACACTTTCACCCAAAGAAGTAGAAACATGTGTAGACTGTATAAAATTATTTGTAGGGGATTCTCCCCTTCCGATCAAAGAAATGTCGGAACTTTTAATATTTTTTTTATTTTTCTTTTTGGGTTCAGTTTCTTTTTTTAATTCTTCCCAAAAATAATCTTCGAAGGAGTTAGAAACTAACTCCTCCATTTTTTCTTTCTTTTCTTTTTTTGCATTTCCAATTAAAGAAAAGAAATCGTTTAAATCTTCTTGATTAAGATTAGATTTGCTCACTCTTCTTCGATCTCAATATCATCGTCAAAAATAGAGGATGCAACGTATGGCTTTAGAGCTTCTATATTTTCAGCAGCTTTTGAATATAGAACTTCTTTTATTTTATCTGTAATATCTGATGCCTTAGCATCATTTATAATCATATCTACAATAGGATCCATAATAGTAATTTATAAATTATAATGTATTTAGATTTCCCCTGGCTCTATATTTGCGGTAGATATTCCAGGTTCTTTTGTTGGGGATCCCAAAGTATCTACATTTCCAGGTGTAGGCTGTTCTTGACCTTGTTGTTGGGTCATCATATCTTCTGGACTCACAATTAATCCCTCTTCTTTTTCTTTTTCGATTTGCTTATTAATTTCTATAATTTCATCATCGGATTGATTCAAAATTTCTCTCCGTATATAATCTATAGAAAAATATTTTCCAATATATTGGTCCATAGCAGCAACTACTCCCAATTTATCATTCATAATTTCATTTTTCTTTAATTCAGAAAAATGATTATCGTATAGGAAATCGAATTGGATGTGGTCTGATAAAACATTCCAATCTTCTGGGGTTACAATATTTTTAAGAATTAATTGAGTTTTCAGCATGTCTATGAACATCTGAGAGAATCTTTTTCTCAATCTACCAACAAATCTTGTAAACTTCAATTCATCTCTTAAAATTTCTGATGAACGACCCAAATTAAACCCACCACCAGCATCAAGTCTTGTTGATGGTACACCTAAAGATTTATAAAGTTTTTTCTGGAAATACTCAATATCTGCAAGCTCTCCTAAATTTTGACCTCCTGGAAGTGTACTTACTTCAGTACCTCTTCCACCCTCTCTTCTTGGAAGCCAATAATCCTCAAGCATGGCCATATATTTTCTATCATCCTTTATCTCCCCAGTATCTGCATTATAGACCAACTTATTTCTATAGCGGTTCATTACATCCCGCATATATTGCTCAGCTTTTATTTTTGGTAAATTTCCAACATCAATATAAAATAGTCTCTTCTCACTTGCACGAGATAGTCTATAAATTACAATACTATCCTCAATCATTCTCAATTGATTGAGGGCTTTGATAGCCTTATGTAAATATGACAATATTGTTTGTCTATTTCTATCTACTAAACCAGAAGTTATGTAAGTTACACTATCCTTAGTTAACTTTATTGCTTTAGATGCAGAATGTAAATTTGAAGTAGTTGGGGAATAACCTACACTTGGATCATATACATAATACTCCTCTATCTCTGGATTTAATATATCTTCACTATAATTTTGATTACTTAATAGAGATCTTACTTGATTAGAAAGATTATTTTGTTCAGTTTTCTTTAACTTTCTAATATACTTAATTTTAAGGGGATCAATATATCTTAATTCTTTTATTCCTTCTTCTGGATGTTTTAAATCTATAACTTTATGATAATAAATTCTACCATCAATATACCAATTTCTAAAAATTTCATGGGCTTTCTTATCGAAGTCCATGATTTCTTTTAATTTTTTAAATTCTTTTCTTATAATATCTTTTAACTTATCCGAAGCAGGAAGATTTGTTAAATCTATCTGAACGGGACTATCATTTAGGTCTGATACAATAGCTTCGTTAACAATATCTTCTATAGCACTATCACATTCTGGGTGAAGTGCCATTTCTCTATATCTACGGACTAAATCAGCTTCACTTTTATAAACTCCTTCTATATCTACATATTGTCCGTAGAATCCACTTGTTATAAAATAATCTGACTTATCTTCGTCGTTCTTAGGTATGGGGGATAAGACTTTACTATTTTTAGACTTATCCCCCACACCATCAATTTGAAATCCAAATAATTTAGCCATTCAAAATTTACTCTAGAGTGTCTTGAAATATTTAGGTGGTTTCTGAAGTACCAAGCATACTAGTGCTTGAGTTTTGTTCGTAAGTATCCCACCACTGATATTGTAATGTTACTTGGAAATCTTGAATTGTATCTGAACTATCATATGATAGTTCCATAGGTGTAATATCTGAAGGCCAACAACCAAAAAACTTATAAGTTTTTAGTACAGGCATACTTGATGCGGTCGCAGGTAAACTTGCACCACTAGCTCCACCTTCATTTACAACTCCTCTTCCAAGCTGATATACTAACATCTCTCTTTGATAAGCTGCAGGTGTAATTACTCCAGCATTATCATCATGACGATTCATGAAATTCATCCATTTTTCAAATGCATTGCGAATCTTGTAATTAGTATCATTAATAACTGTAATTGTCCATGGATCAAATGTTCTATCACCAGCAATTTTTAGAGTCCTTCCTCTAAAAGGAACTGGAATTGTACTAATATTTGAACCTGGAATTTGTGCAGCTTTTATCATAAATCTAAAATCTGCGTCTGGAGTTACTCCTAATCCATCAGGGAAATTTAAAACACATTCAAATAGATTTGGTCTGGCTCCACCACCGACTAATCTAGACTTAAAGTCTGTTATAGTTCTTTCAGTATATTGTGGTAAATTTGTTGTTGCTTCGTTAGCCATTTGTTATGGTCCTCCTAATGGATTATACAGTACCTACAACTTCAGAGAATGAAACTCCAGTTCTGGTAGCTACAAAGGTAAGACCTACAAAATTTATAGATCTTGCAGGTTTTACAAAAATATCTGCCTTAAATTGATTAGAATCAATTATGTCTGGAGTATTATTAGTTTCATCACAAACTACTAGAAATTCAGTAATTCCTCTCTTGGATCTTACATCTCTCAAATATGGCTCTACAATATTGATAAAGTTTGAGCGTGTAATTGCGTCATTAAACTCAAATAGTTGTGCTCTTGCAGCTTCTTCAATTGATTTCTCAATAGTTAAGAAGAGCATTCTAACATTAATTCTATCAAATGCTGAAGAATATGATAGTGCAGTTTTATCACCAAATAGAATAAATCCTGCTCCAGGTGAGAAGATTATTGGGTTGATTCTATTTGTGTAAAGTGTATCTCTTTGACCCTGTGAAGGATTATAGGCTAGTTTAATTGTATTATTTAGGCTACCTCTAGCACTTCCCGCAGGTGAGAACCAAGGATAATTATTTGTAGAAGTTCTAGCCATTAAACCGGCAATATCAGAATTACAAGGAATATATACAAACTTATTATTAAATCTGTCTAAAGTATATTTGTATCCACTATCAAATACTGCATATGATGATGAAGTTAGTGGAGAGAAAAATTCAATAATATTTGTAGTTTGTGTGGTTGGGTTAGATACATTTACTATACCTGATTTAAATGGAGATATTACTGCCACACAATCTTTTCTGTTTTCTGCAATAGCAATTAATGAATTTGCTTTAGATTGTGCGTCGTAAATTGTTGGTCCACCAGATGGTCCACAAATTAAAAAGTTTAAATCAAACTCACTCTGATTTGTTAGTAATTCATATGATGAGATTACATCACCATTGGTTACAGAGTAACCACCAATAGTATTGGTGCCGCTATAATCAGTTCCTCCAGTTAATGTATAAACTTTAGAACCTACGCAATTGAACTTACTTCCTTGAGCTACTCTACCCCAAGTGAAACTAGTTATAGTGACTGTAGTGGAGCCAGTACCGGATGATACTAAATCTGAACCAATTCCACCTTCAGATGCTGCAGTATATAGATATTGTGAATTATTATTCACATAATCTTTGTAGTATATTGGTTGAGATGGGGAAATTCTACCATCAGTTGCCTTAGACAATGATAGATGTTTTTCTAGAATATTCCCAGAAATTCCAGAAATTGAACCAGTATCATCAATAACTACAATATGAACCTCATCATTCTTGGAGCTTCTTTCTGAAGCATACTGAGAAGTTCCAGGCTTGGGGGCAATAGATTTCCAGAATATCTGAGAATTTGTTAATTGAATAATTTGATTATCATACCAGTCAGTGATGGATAGATTTGATGTAGAATATCTTGTAGAAGTACTACCAGTACTATTAGTAATAGTTAAATCTAATGCTCTAAGGGTATCAAATGAAAATGCGTTAATAGAAGAATTTGCATTTCCTGGATTTGCATATGTTGCTGGATATGAAATTCCATTCTCTACTCTATCAGTAACCTTAACAGAAATTTTTCCATTACCAACTTCAGTTACGATACCACGTAAATAACCACCTATTGTAGTTACTGAAGTTCCAACTACCGCAGTCTTAGAAAGTGCTTGAGTTACTGCATATCCAACTTGAATATCTCTAGGAACAACATTAGTAGTAGTTACACCAATTCTAATTGTTTCAGTACTTATTCCAGTGTTTGTTGATGGAGTTGAAAATGTAATGGTACCACCATTAGCAGCACTTAATCCACTTACTACAGAATTTGCTAAAGAACCGCTTTGGACAAACATATTGATTGCAATTCCAGCAGTACTAACTCCACTTAAAATAGTAGTAGTTATTCCTACAGTTACATTAGTGAGAGTAGCTGCCGTAGAAAATCCAGAAACGTTAATTTGAGTGGTATTAATTCCAGAAACAATCTGATCTGCTAAACTATCGATAACACAAACTTTTAAGTTATTAGCCCAACTTCCAGGATTTTTGGCGGAAAAAATCCAGCCAGTATCTCCACTATGATTATTTTCAAAATCTATAGAATTTGTAATTTTTAAATTTACTGAGGTAATGGAAACGCCTACATTAGAATTTCTCAGAGCTGCAGTATTATTAGCAACATCATTTCTAATTACTCTTAATGCCCCACCGTAAGAAAGATAATTTGATGCACTCATCCAGTATTCGTATTGGTCATCCTCTACTTTTGGCTTTCCAAAAATATCTAAAAGTTGCTGTTCGTTTTCAATTAAAGTGGGTTGATTAATTGGACCCTTCTCAAAAGGACCTGCTATCGCACCAACATTCTGTAAACCTGCACTGATTCCACCTTTTGTTAGATCTACTTCACGGATACTAACACCAGGTGATACTAAATTTACCGCCATCTGCTTACCTCTAAAACGAAGTCTTTATTTCCTAGTAGTATTTATAAAAAGCAGTTTTTAAAGTTTACCTATAGTTCCACATATAACTGATATCACCATATTCATCTAGATTCCAAACTTCAAGAGGTAAATTATTATTATCTGCAAGCAACCAATAATCTCCAGTCTCTTTCTCGATGAAATCTTCGTCTTCATTTATTACACCATCATTTATAAAACCAAATGGGGACATATCTTGTTCTATTTGATCTTTTTGTTCTTCATAGATTCTTTTACGAACATCGTTGTTCGTCATTTCTTTGAAATAATCTTGAACTATTAACCAGGAAAAAATTACAAGACACATACTCAAGTCATCATTACATCCAATTTCACCTTCAAATGAATTATTTTTAGATACAAATGTAGTTAATTCGCTAATAATATCAAAGTCATTGATAATCAATTTATCATCTTCTATAATAGTTTTTAAATTGGAACATCCAACTCTCTTTACTTGTTTGGACATCTTTATTCCACGTTGGGAAGTTTTTCCAGAAAATCCCTGACCAACCAATTGACCAGCCCTACCCCTCATTGAACACATTAATATATTTTCATATTCTAAATCAAACATTAAATCTTTAGCTACTTGATCTCCAACACTAGCAATTTCTATTAATACATATGCTTTATTGTAAGAAGTTGCCACTTTATAAATTATGTCTGGAAGTAACATAGGTTTAAGTTCGTTATTCCTATATTTCGCTACCAATTTGTAAGGTATAGAAGTTATATCAATTACTACAAAAGCATGATAATCTTTCCCAGTCCCTTCGGAAACATCCACAGTAATCATATAGTTATGATCTACTATGGGGTTTTCATAAACATCTAATCCTTCTGATCTTTTTATTGGATCATTATAAACTAAACATTGTAATTTTGCTGAAGAAACTAATGTATCTACTGACCCTAGAAAACTACAATTATGAGATACTAAATTATTTGAATAGTAAAGATGGTCTATCCCAGAATTTACAATATCGTATAATTCTACTTCTTCTTCTATAATTTTATAATTTTTAAGAAATGTTCCACCTTCTTTTGTGTAGACTTCGATTTCATTATCTAAATCTTTGGCTTTTATAATACCCTCAATAGTAGAAAGAGGATGATCTAGCGAACACTTAAGTTCGCTACCATCCTCAAAGGTTAAATGAATATATTTGTCTTTTTTAATCTTATTAACACCCAAGAATGGTTGATATCCATTTGGTGTTAGTATTTTTATGTTTTTATTATTACGAACTACAGTATCTGGGAGTTTCATTTAATAATTTAATCCTATTTAAATTTATATAATATTTTCAAGTTGTTTCTTTTCTAGATAAATTATTATATAAATCACCTATGGTAGTCTCAATTATCTTACCACCTACTTCAAGATTTATCAAAGTTTCAGGTAAAAAACTTTCAAATTCTTGTTCCCACTGCTCTTGCGAAGTGTTGGCGATAGTTTGAGCCTTCCATTTTTCATCTCGACCTGGAACTTCAGTCCAATGAACTTCTAAAGGAACATATTCATTTTTACCTCTTATCGCATCCATCCAAAATTTATAAAAAGTATTCATTCCTTTCGGAGTTGAAATCATAATAACTTTAGTGCTCTTACCTGAAGTAATAGTTGGATATACTGAACTAAAAAATTCATCAGCAATTTGATTTGGAATGAAAGCAAACTCATCCAAAAAAATTACATTATAAGAACCTCCACGAATTGCAGACCCTGATGTAGAGGATGCTATAATTTTGGAACCATTATCAAGTTCTAATGAAGCTTTATTCCATATTTTAACTCCATGCTGAAGCCATTTTGGTAAATTTTCATATGCTAATTGTAATCTACCTAAAATATCTTTTGCAGTTTGAGCTTTATTCGCTAGGAGTGCTACGTTTGCATTATCATTAAAAATAATGTAATGCATTAAATATGCAACCGCACAAGTTGTTTTACCTACTTGTCTAGGAAGTTTACAAATATTAAATCTATTCTTATGAAAATTTTGTATAAGCTTCTCTTGAAACTTATACATTTTAAATGGAACTAAACCTTCATCAAGACTTACAATTTTTACATATTTTTTAGAAAAATATACTGGGTCCTTAGAGCACTTAATATACTCTTGTATTTGTTCTGCCGTAAATTCAACAGTAACATTAGCTCTTTTGAGTAATGGATTACCAGAATAAGTTTCAGTAGAAGACATAAGTTAAATATTTTGAATTTGATTAATAGTTTCTAATGTTGCTAGATAAAGTTTCAAATAACATTTGACGGCTAGTTTGAGTTCTTCAATATCATCACAGCTATCAATCTCATTACTCATCCTAGCATATTCAAATTGCTTATTTAAGTCATTGAGTTGAATTTCATCTGGGTTTCTCATTTACAAATTCCAAAAAAGAAATATGGTTTTGTTGGGTCCTTCATAGATGGCTTATAGTTAAGAACTTTTGCTCCTGGATAAATTTTATCCATCTCATTAGTTATTTCATTTCTTGTTGGTCTTAAACTTCCAGGAACGAAAAATTGAATCATTCTATAAATTCCTCTCCAAGAAATTAAAATACTATATGTATTTCCAGTTTCCTGTAGTCTTGTATACTCTTCATTAACTTTTTTAGATTTATTTCCCCAATTTGCTGCTCCAACTTTTCTACATTTGACTAGGGCACCACTTGAGTAGGCAGAAGGGAAGACCCGATACCTAGATTTAACTTTGTAATAACAAGCATCTTTTGTTCCGCTACCTTTTCCTGGAATATCTTTAGTGGCTTCTTTAAGAGTTGGTTCAGCTTTTATATAATGTTTATGTTTTGTTCCTTTGGAGAAAGTTTTAACCATAGTCGGTTTTGCTGCACCAGATTTTTCTTGCTGATTTGGGTCTTGTTCTCTTTTTCTTCTAATAGCTGATTTAATAATATCTTTACCAACTTTACCTTTTCTTTTTAGGGCAGCTAATCTAGCACTACTAAAACATTTTGGAGTTTTTGTTTCACCTGGCTCATTAGCACAAGGACTACCATCAGCTTGGACCCATCCTGGCTTACCATCTTTTGATTTTGAACCTTTAAACCAATGATGGAGAGTTCCTTCTTTTATTGAAGATTTTTCTACTTTTTTCAGTAGTTCATAGTAATCTGGTCTTTCATCAATATGTTGTGATGCTATAATTTCTGCTAGTTTTTTATTTTTTGTATGCTCCAATTCTACTTTTGATCCAACACTTAATTGAGAATTAATATAATCTAGAGAAACTGTATGCTTTCTAGCAAGTTCTTCCGGAGATTTATGAGATTTAAATTGTTCTGTAATATTTAAAAACTCTTTGAAAGTTTTCATTTTTTTGTCTCCTTTGAACTTTGTTTAAGAAGTTTTTGTAATTCTGCAGTAGTTCCTACAAATAAAGCATTTGTTGTATTATTAGTTACATTAGAAGAACTTGAAACTTCTGCTTCAATATCTTTTATTTTCTTTTGATTATCTAATAGCTTATCACTCAAATCTCCAACTGCTTTTAGTAATTGCCCTACAACTTCAAAATCTCTTGCTTTTTGAGTTTCTCTCGCAATATCTAACATTTCATACGCAGCATCACTACCTAATTGAATTAATTCATATACCGTATTTCTAGTATGAGTTTTATCACTTTCTAGAATATCGGTTGTTAATGGCTTTTTTACTTCACGCTTTGCTTGACGTATAATTTCTCTAGAAACAGTTTTAGCATCTGTTTCTATTTCTAATGCTTCATCTATGGAATCAAAATTTCTACTCATACATCTATACCTTTTTTAGGACTATAAATTAATCCATCACCAAAATCAAAAGTTTCTTCATTAAATTCAAAATTATCTCCAGGAACTATCAAATCATCATCAATAAAGTTTATAATATTTACCACATCACCTTCTTGATGTTCTTGAATTTGGGTTCCATCTTGACCTCTCAATACTGTAATTGAATTTCCTTCTATTGATTTTATATACATATTTTCATTATTAATTTGAATATATGTATTTGGAGTTAATGTAGAACCATTTACAACTTCAAATTTTGTAATTTTAGTTGTAATGGATTTTGCTATTGTAGTAGCATTATCATCATTATAATCAGTTACAGCTCTTGGTGTAACAACGTATCTTCTTGTTCTTGAAGCATTAACTCTATTAGTATCATTATAATAATCCACTTGAACTCTCTTAATTATATTTCCACTATCATCAGTATCTACTGGACCAAAGAAATATATTTTTGCTACAAAATTTAGTGTAGTAGTTATAAATCTTCTGTTATCAAAATTTCCTTCGTAATCATCTTGGAATGGAGATATTCCCTGAAGAACTAGAGGAATATCTCTCTTTTCTCCTATTGTTGACGATAAATTTACAGACAAGTTAAATTCTGGTCTAAAAAATGGTAATATCTGCTCTATAATTTGAAACATATCGTCAGTATATTTTGTAGCTATAGTCAATTCAAATGGTAAATTATATGGAACAGGCATATAAAGTTGCCTTGGGGTATTGTTTGGACCTACTATAGTATTAAATGTTTGTAATGATGATGATTTCCTAGAGCTATCATAACTTAACTGACCTACTTCGAAAGACATTCTTGGTAGAGTTATAGCAACTCTATTTCTTAAATCTGGTTTTTGCTCTACTCTTGCTAGAAATTTTTGAATTGGACCATATCCAATAGGAACTTTAATATAACTAAAGTCATCACCTTCGCCATCTTGATGACGAATAAAAATATTATTAAAAAGAGTTCCAAATGCTGCGGAAGTTCTTCTTATTATTTCGTGATAGTAAAACTGTCCGTTCATTATGTTACAGAAGTCCTAATATATTTAGTTTGGCTAAATTTGAAATATTTTAATTTAAATTATCGGTAGTTTAGAAATCTCCAAATGGATTACTTTCACTAAAATCTAATATCTGGTCTGCTTCTTCTTCAATTTCATCATTTGATGCGTAAGTATCGTATAAATCATATGTATCTATTGAGTAAATTTTATATGTAGCTCCAACACCTACTACACTTTCCCCAAGTGCAAAATTACCATTAATTATAGAAACTTTAAGAATTCTAGAATCTACGTCCCAATCTTTAACATAAGCACTTGTTCCTGTAGAAACTCCACGGACAATTTCATTGTAGATATAATCTCCAGTAGAAATTCCAATTGAAGGTTCTATAGTCACTGTTGGATTTGTTGTGTATCCAGATCCAGCATTTACATATTTTATTGAAGTTACCTCACCTAAAGAATTTATTGTGGCTAATGCAGTTGCATTATTTCCAGTTGGTGAAGTTGAAATTGATACTACGGGAGGTTTTGAATATCCTTCACCGGATGAAACTAGATTTATTAGACCTAATGTTCCTGTGCTTAATATACAAGTTCCAATAAATCCAGAACCAGTTGAAGTTTTTATAACTACTTTTGGTTGTACTGTATAACCAATACCTGGATTTGTAATTAGAATTTTATCTATATAATTTTCTTGATTTCTGGATGTAAGTATAGCAACTGCAGTAGCTTGAATTCCATTAATACCTGGAGGATCAATCTTTACTTCTGGAGTGGTTTTATATCCATATCCTCCATTTATAATATCAATACGAGAAACTGATTTTGCATTTGGAATAGGACTTTGAGAGTTTGCTAATTCAATAATTACCTGGGAATTTCTAGCTGTATTTTTCACCATATTTAAAGTCATAATATAGCCAAAATCTTTAATAGTATTATCTACTTGGTCTAATCCAGTATCTATAATTTCATCTTCATATTCAAATAATTCACACTTAAGTTCATATACATATAAGTTGTTTAATTGATAGAATGGCCTCTTACCCTCAACATATTTTATTTCAAATAGTCCATTATCTAATGGGAAATATATTAAGTCACCTTCTTGAGGTCTAGTTGCTAATTTAATATCACTTTGTTCTAATATAAAAGGTGAAATAAAATCTTCATATCTTTCTTTAGAGATTATAAATGTTATTTCATCTGTACTTCTCACCCCAAATTTAGATAATATATCACCTTGACCTCCAAATCCATCTGGATTAGCTATATATGCCTCTAAATAAAAACTATCATCAAATTTAGATACTAATAACTCTTTAATTATTTTCTTTTCTGTTATAAATTTTCTAGGCATATAGACAATTTCTTGCCCGAACATTCTTAGTTGTTCGTTCACTAAATCTTGTATTAATCTTTGTTCTGCTGTATTTCCATTTAAAAAATAAGGATTTAGTGCCATAACTTATCCAATCAATCCTAATGGTGGGAGTTCATATTCATCTCTTAACTGTCTTTCTATCTCTTCCAACTCTTTTTCTGCATCAGCATATATTTTATCTCCATTTAATGTAATTCCACCTGGAAGTTGTACCCCACTAAATTTAGTTAAATTTTGACCCCATTGTTTCTTAATACTTGCAGTTAAATATTTCTTAAGCCAATAATCATTATAAATTTTTGGAAAATCTGTTGGATCTACTATTCTATAACAATCTATGATGATATAAGTATCATCACTAATAATTCCCCAGTCAATATCTAAATATAATCTATGTTGCTTTTTATTAAATCTTAACTGAACATCAGGAGTCATTATTCTACTAATGTCCTCAAGATATTGTTTAGTCATAGCATAATTTAGAAGATCTAATGCTCCATAATAATATAAATCATTTAGGAATATTTGATATTTGATATTAAACATTCCTCCAGATATTGTTGTAGCATCTGTCTTAAAGACCATATTTACACCAATAACTGTGTCTGGAAGAGGTATATAATTTTGAGATTCTTCTATAACAGCTGTTGTTATTCCTGAATTGCCAGTTGCAGTAGTAAATTTAGGCTGATTTTTAATTAGTTCCAATTCACTTGATATTAATTTGTGCTTTAAAAAAGTTCTTTCTATTCCATCAAAATGTCTTTCTTGGAAATATTGTAATGCATCATCTAAACGATCATTCAACTGGTCGTCATCAACATTAATTTCCAACACAGGATATCCAAGCTTCCTTAGGCAATAATCTATTAATTCTTGTCTAGATGATGGTTGTGACATTAGTTTTCTTCGACACCAGTAAAATTGGAACTAGTTGATTTCTTTGAAATTTTTTTATTTAAATTATCCAATTCTTTTTGTAATTCAAGATTTTTCAACAGTAGTTGTTCTTTTTCTTTTGAAAAATCTTGAATAATTGATTGTATTTTTGCTTCTAGTAGTATATTTTGATTATATAATGTAGAAATTTTATTGTGATAATTTTGAATTAACAAATTCACATCAACATCATTATTCATATTAGAATGTTCCTCCATCTATAGTATTAGTCCAAGTAGGTACTCCAGAAGCATCTGTTGTAAGTATATAGTTAGAAGTGCTTATACCAGACTCAGGAGCTACCGTAGATTTCATCAACCCAGTACTATCAAAATATGTGACTCCATTAGTTGAAAAATCACCAGGTTGATAATAAATTCCTTTTATGTCTAAGAAACCTTTTGTTCCAGTTACTACATTACCAGCAATGCCGGCATCTGGAACATAAGTCCATCTTGAAGTATTATCAACGTAACCAAAGAAACCAGTTTTTACTACAGCTAAAGTTCCAATTCCAGAAGAAATGTATTTGAATGCAATACCTCTATCATCATTTGTATCAACACCCTGAGAAATTGTAAGTTGTGTCCCAGAGTTTATAGTGCCAGTAATACTATTAGATAAAGTTATAACTTTAGTACTAGTATTAATTCCAGAAATTACTGTATTTGTTGGAATATTTGTCCCAGTAACTGCATCACTTGTATTAATACCAACAACACTATCAATTGTTAAATTATTTCCTGATGTTACTGTAACAGTTACTGTTTTTGTTGTTGTATTATCCCCAACTACATAAATTGGATTATTGCTAGTAACAGTTACAGAATTTACTGTAGTTGTAGTACCATCAACTTGTAAATCACCTTTAATAATTACGGTCCCTTCATTACTTAACCCATCGGGGTATGGATCAATAAAAAGTTTATCTCCAGTTCCCTGTCTGGTGAAAATTGTATTAGAGCTTATTCCTACCGCACCAGAATAAAATGTCCCATTAACTGTTGCAATACCAGTTTGATTTAAATTGCCTACTATAGTTACTTGGTCTGTAGATGCATTCCCAAGATTTGTATTCCCATTTACAGTAATATCATTAGCAAAAGTAGCATTGTTACTACTTAAAGTAATTACATTGGCTCCAGTAGAAGATTGAATATTATTACCATCAATCTCTAAATTACCACTAACAGTTAATTTATTACGTATTGTGGTAATTCCTGTTGTTGCAGAAAGAACAACATCAGTTGCTGCTTGAAATGCATTAACTCTAGTTAAATTAGTGTTAAATAATGTAAGTGTTCCTGATGAAGAGCTTGCAAGAGTTGGGTCAGTGCCGTTAATATTAACTAGTGTTGCATTAGGTAATGATAAGGTTGCATTTCTAATAGTAGCAATACCAGTTGAGGCTCCCATATTGAGAGCAGTTGCAGCACCAGCAAAATTTATATTAGTTGCAGTCGCATTAATTAAATTGAAAGTAGATGCTGAAGTAGTTGCATCTCCACCATTAATTGCAATATCTCCAGTTAAAGATAAAGTATCTGTATTAGATACATATGAAATTCCAGTGTCTACATATACTGTGGTAGAACCTACTCCAGTACCACTAACAAAAAGTCCTGGATAAAATGTCCCATTTGGTGCAGTTGTTGTATCAACAGTAAGTGCTCTAGTAGCAGTTGTTGCAGTACCAGTAATATTTCCAGATATTGTCCCACCAACATTTAAATTTCCAGCAATACCAACCCCACCAGAAACTACTAATGATCCAGTACTAGTAGATGTTGAAGAAGTGGTATCACTTAAGCTGATAGCAACACCATCTGCAAAATTCCAATCCGCACCAGTAACTTCTAATCTATCGTCAGTAGCTTCATCATATTTAATTTTAGTATCCTTACTGGTACCAAAAGTTAGGAATGTATCATCAGGTACAACAATTTCTCCACTACCATTGGGGTCTAAGTAAATATCACCATCAATATTATTTGATGATACTGTATTACCGTCTAATGTTAAATTATCTACATTCCACTGATCTACTTTGCGATTTTGGTCTAGAATTGCTACAAATCCATTAGAAGGAGTTGTAGGATTTTGCTGTCCAGCTACTAAACCTGGACCTATAGATAACAAGTCTGTATAATATCTACCACCTATAGCTATAGAATTTGGAACATTGTCACCAATGAATAGTCTTCCACCATTATTTCCATGAATTCCAGTGCCAGTAGTATAGGCAAGTTCCCCATACTGTAGAGTTGCTGGGGCAATCGTTCCTGTAGAACGTTTAATTTTAATAAGACTTGCCATTAGAAGTTACCTCCATTGATGATTAGATCTTGATCTTCTCCAGGTGTAAGGGTATTAGTGGCAGTCCATTTTTGGGTGGTACCATCGTAAACCAGAACATATCCATCACCAAGATTCGAAATATCTACATCATTTAATGCATTTAATGAAGAAGCAGCAGTAGAACTAACAGTTGGAATAGCTTTTATCGTATTCTCTACACCAACTCTGGCTTTTATTAAAGAGTTATTGTTTAATTTTACTTTTATGTCGGACATTTAAGTAGTAACTCCTGCAGTAACTAATGCACTCCCCTCAACAACTCTTTTATTTTTACTACCATCATTAATTATTATATCATAGCTATATCTTCCGGGCTTCAATGTTGAGGTTATAGTAGATCCTAAAGATAATAATATTTCTCCAGCTTGTCTATTTGGAAATGATACATTAAATATTGCAGTAGTGTTTAAAGACGCTGGATGCTTCTTTAAATGTGATTTTGCAGTATAATTATTTAAATCAAAAGAGCTGTTATTGACCGCATTCTCAAGCGTAAATGTTTGCTCAAAGTCTTCACCTGCTGGAATAGTAATATTACTTACGTAAACCGCCATTACTTATAACGCATGTATTTCTTATTATATTTATAATTTGTTTGATAGTGCGGTTTTCAAAAGAGACTTTAATTCATCAATTTCTCTTCTTAAACTTTTTATTTCAGAGTCATCATTTTGCTTCTTATTTTTAAGTAGCATGTATGATTGATATTCATTTTCATTACAATTTATAATTGCATTTGTATTTTCATCACGATACAATCCTTTATGTCCTTCTACTGGTATCATAGTGTTGCTATTGCTCTAAAATCTTTAATTAATGGTACATTAGCCTGGCTTGTTCCACTTATCATTATCTTAATTTGATATCCACTAAACTGTGGAAGATTTTTAGCTGTAAATTCATAATTTCTATAATCATCAATAGTATTTGAACTTGGAACTAGTGTATCAGGTAATCCATCATTTTTAGAGGGATTAATAACATTTTTATTATTATCTAAATTATTATAGCCTGGGAATAATTCATATACTTGTTGCTCTATTGGGATATTTTCTCTAATAATTCTGTACGCTACTCTAATATCATTTGTAGAATGTCTATATGCATCAAATATAACTTTTAGTGAATCTGCAGGCTTATCTAATCTTATTAATTTTGAGATATAAATTGCAGAATGTGGATCATAATAAATTTGATTTACTCTATCATCTGTTATATAATCTAATACTGGCTTATCTATTCTATTTGTGGTGGTAATTATATTCACTCTATCCAAATCTATCATTGGAGATACTTTTCTGTCAGTGGAACTCATATTAATTTCCATTGTAAATGATTTTTTACCTGGTAGATTTCCTAAGTAAATATTTTCATTTATTTTTGAACAAATCATCCTTGGTTCTTCAAAGAAATTATTAGAATTTAATGAAACCCCTTCAAATCCTCTATCGACAAATGAAACTTCATTACCATCTACACTAGAACCAGTGACAGTTCTAACTTTTGCTGTTATGTTTGTCTTTGGTGGTAATAAACTCTGAATATTTGGTCTTATTGATGAGAATAATATATTTTGAGTTGCTTTTTGACCAGTTACTGTATTAAGTTGTGATGCATCTGTAATAAATGAACCGCCAAACTTTTTAGTATTGAAATACAATGGATTTATTCCGGTTGATGAACTTCTATCTTTGTTTCCAGAAGAATTCATATTAAGTTTCACATGATAGCTATCTAAAGTTAATGGATATTTCTCAGAGTCTACTAATCCTAGATTATGTGTGGTGTTTATTCTGTTGAGTGATATACCGTTGAATTCATACTTATATACATCATCTCCAACAGAGTGAAGTTGTGAATAATAACATATAGAAAGTAAAGGATCTTCGCTATTGAAGAATGAACTACTAAATCTAGTAATTCCAGTCAACTTATTTGTACCTAAATTAAATCCAGTATATTTTATTATTTCGTTGTTTATAATAATATATCCCGGATTATTAGAATTTACCGGAATATTTTCAAAATAAGTCATAATCCCTACAGAGCTTAGTGAAATTTCAGTAGCATTTGAATTTAAATCTGCAGTTAACTTGACTGGAGGAATATCTGACTCTATACCTGAAATAGTTACATAATTTTGATAATCGTACATTCCATGATTGGGATGTGATATGCGTAAGTGTAATCCATCGGAAAGTACAGTTGGTGTACTTGAAACTGGAGAAGAAGTTAATGGAGTACCATTAACAATTATATCTGATGTACTATCTACAAATAAATCTCCCTGAACATTATCAAGTAATATTGAATTAAATGATGTTATTATTCCTACATTATTTGGTATAGTAATTATTAAATCTCCCCCTAAATTGTTGGTGTCATTTGTATCAACAGTTAATGTATCCCCTTGGATATATCCAGTACCACCAGAAACTACAGTGACTGTGGATATACTACCTGATATTACTGAAATATTTGCTCTAGCATTTTGACCTATTCCAGTAAATGAAATGAGTTTTACGTTATTGAAAGTTGTTGTAGTAGTTCCAAATCCAGTTGAATTTTGAGTCACTATCAATGTTGAACCTATTCCAATTGAACCGACAACTGAAACTAGGTCCGCTCTAAAGTAATTATTAGTTTCTTGAGTTATAGTCGCACCAGGAACTAATAGGTTTTTATCTGCGGTAGTTAAACTTTTACCGACTCCAGCTAGAACTTTTCTTGAATATGAAAATATTGGATTTATTTTTAATGTTGCTACCTGACCGTTACCAATTCCTAAGTCTGGATTATAGAATCTGACGGTACCTTCTCCTGAAGTAAATTGTGCCCTATAAAGTTTAAATTTTAAGTCTTCATACTGACTTGGATCCCAAGTAGATCCATTTTGAGACTTAAATAAGGAGCCGAGTAGAGGTTGTTGAGAAACTATAACTCTGTCACTTTCAGGTAAGTCTAGAGTAGTTACTTCAGTTTCACCCATTCTAGATATCCAAACAGTATATTCATTAGATGCGGATAGTAAAACTATAGAATATTGTTTCCCACTTTCCAAATAAACTGGGGATGGGAAGAAAAATGTAGTTGCGATAGTTCCATCATCAGAGATATTAATTGATTCAGGATTTAGAGTTACTTCCCCAAATGGTAATATTGTTTGTGTGGGGAGTCCCAATTCAACAGTTCTTATTTGTAATGTAACTGGAATATTACTACTATCTTTAGTTTTGAAGAATATATCACATTTAGTTAAGTAAATACCATTTTCATCTTCAACTAAGAATGATTGAGCTAATGGGTCAGTATATCTAACAACCGTAGTTTCTTCTATATTTTCTAATACTCTTTGGTCTTGTCTTTCTATAACCTCAACATCTGCATTTCTTATTCTTAGTGTATTTGATTCTACACTTTCCAAGATACCACTAGAAGTGAAGTTTCCAATTCCAGAGCTGTCGCTGAACCCATATGTTGATGAATTTACTTCGCTAGTAGTTAGAACAAATGTTTTGGTTCCAGTTTCAAATGTTGGAGTAGATGGAGAAATTGGGTCAGGAATAAAGAATGATCCTATGAATGTACCATACTTATCACTTACTAATCTTAATTTAGATACAGTAGCAACAGCCCTACTATTATTCCCTACCAATCTCATTCCTTCAGATATACAACCAAAAAATTCGGATACCCCATTTATCTCTAAACTAGCAGTATCAACATTTAATGTAGTACTAGTTGCAGAGTAAATTGATGATATAGAATTTTCTGGTCTATAAATATCATTCTTATAATTTTCAACAGTATAGTTTTCAGGTAATGGTGAATTTTGAGAAGTTGTATTATCAATTGGACCATATTTATGATTCTGTGGAGCAAGCCTAAATCTTATTTGTTTTGGACCTAAAACTCCAGTCACAGTTTCACCTTCAATAAAAGTTCCAGAATTCATAGTAACTTCTATTAACTTTGGAATCATAAATTCAGTAACATTAACATTATCAAAGAAAGCATATAATCTAGTATTTGGCTTCAATCTTCTAGCGATAACTTCAATATTTCTAGACCTCATGAATTTTACTGTTGATGAAGATATTACTTTATCTCCAAGACTAATACTGTCTATTCTTTCATTTATTTGGAATTGAGTTCCAGTTCTTTGTTGCTGTTGTGTTGTGGTAGTTCTTGTTGATGTGTTTATTGGAACTCCTCTTCCTGGAATAAACCCACCAGAAGTAATATTTCTAGTTGCAGAAACTCCTGTCCAAGTAGTTTCCCAAGCACCCCATTCTATTGGAGATAAACCAGTATTGATATCTGCGTTGAGTCTTGTAATAGCCTCTAAATAGTCCCCCTCAAATCCACCTATAGACCTGTCTCCAAGTTTTCTGGTCTCTACCCAATCATCACTAGAAGGATTTAATTCAATAGTCCCAACCCAATTGATTACATTAAATGGGTTTACATTTTCTACTCTAGTTGCAAATGGATTTGAAATATATTCGACATCAGTATAGTTTAGACAAACTACATCACCAACTCTCTTTATATTTGGTGAGCCAAGGTCTAACGAATATCTTAAATCTACAGTTTGTCCTGTAGTATTTCCAAAACCGATAATTCTATTTGTCCCAGGAATTAAATCTAAAGAAGTTGTATAGTGTGATGGTCTAAGTAATCCATTTTGAATATCCAGACTCGCTTTGAAGTCTGGGCTATTGATGTCTCCACCACTAATATCTCTAAAATTATCCACAAAAAATCCACACTTAAATCTATCTAATCCAGTAGTATCATCTCTAATTATTAAATTTTTAGTGTCTATTTCTAATAGAGATAGCAAGGTATAATTTTCAATATTTGATAATCTATCCTCTAAACGAGATATATCTTTCATTGTATATCTCTTATGTTGAGTAAATTCTAAGGTAGCTTCATTTACATTCCTCAAATATGCTGGAAGTTTTATTGTAGCTATTTCTAGTGCATTATCAAGACCTTGTGGAATAGCAGGACTTAATGCAGGTTTACCTTCATTAATAACAAAATTACCATCTTTAAACAAGAATAATTTGTCTATTCTTGGTAGATAATATTCATATGAGAAATTTATTGTAGTATTTTTCGAAAAAATATGTGGAGAAGAATTTGAAGTTGAACTAAAATTTCTCGACCTACTTTCAAATGGTGAAAATGTTCCTGAGTATTGTGATACTGCGGGTCTTAAATCTATAAAATCTGATGCAAAGAATGTAGATGTTCTAGGTAAATCACTTTGATATCTGTCTGAGTCATATGAATTTATAGTAACTATATCACCTGAATCATTATTCGGTATTGTGTAATTATTACAAATTATTCTAATCTTTTTATTTGGAATGTTTAATGAATTTTTTCTCAATATTCTAGAGAAATCTAAATATTGATTCCTGTAACCACCATCTAAATCAAAATCATTTGTGATATTGTTATCACCTTTGATTAAAGAAGTTATATTTGCAATGAGTCCACTTTCCTGAAAAACTACTTCTTCACCTACAATGAATTTATTTTCATTGGCCAAAACATATTCAATTTCATTGCTACTTAAATAACCAACAAAATATCCAACAGCTTTACTAGAAGAACCTAAAATCTGTTCTCCCTTAACTGCATTTAAGATATTTGTAGATATATTTTCTAATACTAATTTAGGAATGTTAGGATTATTAGTACTTGAACTTTCAAAAATTGCTAGTACTTTTATAACATCTGGAACACCTAGAGATATCTCTTTATCTTGAACTCTTGTTCCATAAACTTTACTATATGTAAGTCCATCATTTAATGTTGTGGAACCTATACCAGAAGCCGCTGAATTTGATTTATCAATAATTATAGAAGCACATCTATTGAAAATTTTCTTTCTGGTTGTAATTGAATTGATTTTACATGCTGCTGTAAATAATGCAGGTCCAGTTTGAGATAGACCTTGAATTGTAACTTCTTTTCTGTTTGATGAGAATGTTATATTAACAAATTCTCTTAATGGAATTACTGTACCACTATTTTTAAATGTTAGTGTAAAGCTATCTTCATCAAATGCTTCAAAAGAAAGTTCTGGAGCATCTAACACAAATGTAAATGAACTAGTAGATACTGTTATATCAAATGAACGTTTTATTGTAGCACTGGTAGTTGTTAAATCAATATTAGATACATTAGAATTTTTTAGTGGAACATAGAAATTAGAAGATGTTGGATTTAATATTGTAGTTTCAACTTTTCTTAAATCATTAGACACAATTTGGGAAGATGGTAATCCTCCAGTACTAACACCAGATATATTTGGAGTAGATACTATAGTAAAAAATCCAGATGTTGAATTTATACTTGAAATTCTATTATAAGTTGGTAATGTAAATCCAGGTCTTGAATATGAAATTACATCATTTACCTCTATATTATTAAAAGTAGATGTGCTTGTAGAATAAACAGTACTAATTCCTCCAGAAGAAGCAGTGATTGTAAATGGTGCGTCTACATCAGATATAAAAACTCTATTAGATAATAAAGTATCTGAACTAAATGTACCTACTCCGGATATCCCCTCGTTAGCTATAACTTGATGTACATCACCTATTTTATAATCTTTTATTTCAATTATTAGTCTATTGTTATCTATACCATCTATTTTTATCGGCTCATTAATGTTAAAAACACCAGATACATCGTACAAATATAATGTATCGCTATTTGTGACTGATGAGTATAAAAATCCTCTTGCTCCACTATGTTTACCTTCTATAAATGTTGGTACTTGTAGTGAAGTAAATATTGAATTTAATTTTATTTTTGTAAACAGTTGAGTATCGTACAGAGAAACTACATACTCTGTTTGAGGACCAACATACTCTGAACTTCTTGCTTCATAATCATAAACTTTAGAAATACCAATCAAAGTTCCATTAGATTTTCCAGGAGTGCTGTTCCTTTGGTCGTAAAAATAAACTTGAGATGAAGTAGTAAATCCTACTGGGATTGAACCATAAACATTATTTACAATTAATTGGTTTCCTAAAGAAAGCTGAACATTTTCATTAGTTACTCTATCAGTAGTTCTAGGCTTTTTGATATCTAATAGTAAATTTTTAGTTTCTACTTCATATCCTCTTACATAAGCTTTTCCTGGAGATATTGATACACAAGCTAAATCACTAGTTGCAACATTTCCTTGTCTTGTTACTTCTCCTGGATAGAATATTCCATTATTTCCTATCCTATCATTTAAACATTCTTTTAAAGACACTCCAAAAGGTCTTATATAGTAGTCACCACTTTCATCATAAGTTCTTCTAGCTAATTCATCCCTAATAAGATTATAATTTGTATTTTCTACAAATTTTTCAATTATACCACTTCGGACTCTAAGTAATTCTATAAAATTTTCATCATTAAAATCATTAATATCTTTTTTAATAAGTACTGCATAGATTCTCAATCTATCCGCACCGGGAGCTGCAAAATTTGAAAATCCTTGAGCATTATCAAATAAATCCTCATAATCATTAGATGCAACTGCTATTTCTTCTATTATTTCTAATCCAACTCTATATGATGGAGTATTTGTATATTGGTCTAGAATTATTGTTTGAGAATTAATTTTTACAAAAAATCCCCTAATAAAATATATACCTTCAGCAATTTTTGCAGCAGATCCAATAGAAGTTGAATTAGTACTTAGCGTAGTAGCAAAAGTACTATTTGCTCGTATTGCTGATATTTCATAATCTACATTTTCAACTGATATTAAATTCTCACCATCAATAAATGATGAGGTAGTAAAATTTGTATTACTAGATGAAATATATTTTACATATAGTGTGTATACTGACCTTTCTGATGTGGTGTTACTAATATAACTTTCAACTTTTGCTACTACACCACTAGTTTGTCCTTTTATTAATTTGCCGACAAATTTATCAATATATGTAGATACTGATATACCTAAATGACTATCGTTAATACTAACCGATGTATAATTTGGATCATATGCAATTTGTCCCGGAATGACCATAGACCCTTCTTTGAAGAAGTGTTGGCCAAATCTTTCAATTTGATTTTGTAGGATAGACTGTAAAGTTGTTAACTCTCTAGCTTGTATTGGAGTCCCAGGTTTAAATAAAACTTTTTGATAATTTTTATCTTCTTCAAAATCATCAAAATATGGAGATACATCTAGGTTAGTATTTTGAGGCATTTTTCCTTAAAACTCCAATACAATTTTAATATCTTCTTTTTGATTTGCACTTCGTGGGATAGGGAATCTATTATCCAAGTAAATTAATTCACCAGACTTTTTATTATACTCTGCAGAAGAAATTCCAGAAGTAAAATAACTACCCAACTGATATGTCCTACTATTTATTACGGTACTTAATCCTGTAAACCCAACATCAATTTGCAAATCTGTTGATTGTGATGTTGAACCATTAATAAACAAGTTTCCACCAACTCCAGGATTTGATGTAAACTCATTAATTTGATATCTTACTGCGGCTGTTGCCATTCCTACTGGTTGATAATATTTTAATACTCCAGTGATATCATTCCAAGAAGCTACAAATCCTATAGCAGTCTTTCCGGAACCAACATTTTGTGTAATAATTCCATCAACTGGGTATGTCGTTAATGAAGTAATTCCAGATAATTTGAGAGCTTTCAAGGCACTTACTTCTGCTCTATCTAAGAGTTCAACTTGACTACCAACAACAGTTGGATTTTTTAATATTCCTACTCTTGCAAAATCATTTCCAAGAATTGTATCTGGATTGGATTCATCTGTAACGAATCTAGTGTAAACAAGAACTCTATATGAGCCAAGTTCTCTATAAATATCATAACCATGTCCACCTTTTGGTGGAATTATTACATCAAATTCAGCTAGTGTTCCGGTGTTAGTTACTACTGTGCTTATTCCTGGAGCACCTGGCTCAAATTTTACAATTCCTCTAGTATATCCAGAACCACCATCAGTAACAAAAATATCGCTAACTTTACCAAAAGAATCTACAGTAACTGTAGCTCTACCTCCAATACCGTCACCTAAAATTGGAACATCTGAAAAAGTTTGAGATGTTGGTTGATAACCTGAACCTCTACTCTTGATAGAAATAATTTCAATTTTTCCATCTATAGCATTATTCTTTATTGAAACAGTTTCACCAACTTCTCCCCAATTTTCGGGTACTGGCATAAATTCAATGCTATCGAATTTATAAATTTCTGATGGTTTTATTGTATAAAGATATTTCCAAACATATCCATCCCCACTTGTTCCAGCAGGTCTTGGTTCTAAATCTACAAAAGTTGGTTCATCGTATGATGGTCTACCTCTAGGATAATCTGGACTTGAGCCATTTTGTAAACATATATAAACTCTTAAATCTTCATTAACAATATAATAGTTGGATTCATACAAGCTAGCTTGAGATGTTATTGGAGTTCTATTATAAATGCTGTAATCATGACGATACATCTCATAAGTAGTTCCTGCACTCCACTTTAATTTTCTAACTACTCTTCTAACATCATTCGGTGTTATTTGCTTTAGTGATAAAATTGTATCTTTTACCTCTATCTCTTCTTTAAATCCATCTAGTGGGGGTAAACCATCACCCCAATTACTAGAACCGTGGGCTAATGGATTTGAAGAATTTGGTTGACCTATAAATGTATAGTACTTATTGAAGGTACTACCAATAGAAATAAGACTTTTAACAAAAGTCTCTGCATTCAAAATTCTAAATTGGTCTGATACTATAGCTGACATTTTTGTGTTTTTTTAGTATTTATAAGGTCTTATACAAGGCTTCTGGTTCTATACATTAATGGACCAGTGTTCAATCCTACTAAACCTTCATCCTTATTAATAATAAACTGTTTTGGATTTTCTCTAGCCCTGTTTTGATAATCATAAATCATACCAAAGCTATATCTACCATAGAAACCTGTAGTATTAACTCCAATATTTATTTGTATTCTATCTGGACCCACACTTGGCATAGGAGCAAAATGACATCTTACTGTTGTTGTCCCAAGAGATGATGTTGAAATTCCCTCAACTCTATAAATTCCATCTATAAATGTTATGGCGGTTCCAACTTTAGATGCTGGATAATTTGACATTCCTCCAATGCTAGTCGTTATTCCAGTAAGAGCATAACCACATTCTACATTACTATCACTAATTACAAAGTAGTCTCCTACAGATAGAGGACTGTATTGCATTGTTGGGATAATTGGAGTATTGAAATTTTTAGATTCCAAAACAAATTCTATAGCAGGAGATGTGGTACCAAATCCTGCTGATCCAGTTTCATATACAACCAAGTTCTTTATAATTCCAAAATCACCTTTTGCTTTTATTGAATAAATTTGCTCTTTTTCACAAACATCTGTTTCAATTATTGCTGGAATCTCAATATCAGTTGGATATCCAAAACCACCATTTATTATATCAACACTCGATACTTGTTCATTACTTATATTTACAGAAGCACTTGCGGCATTAATTACTGGAGTAGAATATGATATAAATGAAGATGTACCAACAGAAACATACTTAATAGAGTCTACACTACCTGTAGAAATGATGTCGGATAACAAATAATTTTGAGAAACTTCTCTATAAATCCAATCAGTTAAGTTCAATGAGAAGTATAAGTAACCTGAAGAATCAATTATAGTATATACTCCATCATAATAGTTTATTTTCATTATATTTTTATTGAAATTATTAACAAGATTAATATTCCAAACTTCTCCTGTTAAAGAAGTTATAATTGTACCATTATTACCAACTGCAATGAATTTACTTCCATCCCATATTACATCATTTAAATTTTGTAATGTAATTTTAGTTAATACAATATTCCAAGTTGATCCGTCTATTGAATATAATATATCACCAGCATTACCAACTGCTACAAAGTAAACTAGATTATTAGTAACGGAGTTTAAATCTGAGAAAGATAATATCCTATCATATAGTTCTGTAGTGTTAATTCCTACTGAACTAAAAAGTCCACCAGATTTTCCTACTACAACTAACCTATTGTTACTTGGATTAAATGAGACTTTGTTAAATTGATTATTATAATTACTGTTTACGATAGTTACTCCTCCAAGAACATCAACCGTAAATCTCTTTAAATTTATCTTACTCCAAGTTGAATTTGTATCCAGTCCAACTTTTCTGTATACTGATCCAGTTTGACCTACAGAAATATATGAATTTCCATATCCAATAACATCTGTAAAGTTGTATGATGCATCAATTATTCTAGATTTATTCCAAGAAATTCCATCAAAGCTTACTAAGTTATAACCACTAGAACCAACCGCCACAAACCCAGTTCCATATCCAATTGAATTTAAATTAGATGTAGAGGCTATACCTACGTTAGGACTCCAATTAAATATTGGATCTTTTTTAGTAATAAATCTACTCGAAATTGATATTATTGGTTGTGTATTATTTCTGTAGCCAGATCCGGGATTATCTATAATAATATTAGAAATAGTTGATCCGGTGGACACTACTACAGAAATTTCTGGATCTGTAATTTCTCTATTATTAACTATAATCACATCTCTCAAATCTTCTGGAAGATTTCTATTCTCATCAATGTCTTCAAAAAGTGGGATAGCACTATCTACATAAATTTCTCTATCAGTTAATTTAATATCTTTAATAATCTTAGCAGTTGGAGTTATTTTAGATTTTAAATTAGGTCTAGATTTAGAATATAAAACTCCGTTAATAATTTTATCCTGAGTTTGCTTTGTCCAATTTAATGGTCTAATATCATTTGGATCTGTTGATATACCTAAACTATCATATGGGAAGGTATCTAATATATCTGTTGTTACAATATCCTTAACAACTCTATCAAATTGTGGTCTATCAAAAGGATCTGAAATATTCTCATCAATTTGAATTACATCACCTTGTTTTATTGTTTTTGGTGGATCTACTTGCTCCACATCAAGGTCAGAACCCCTGAAAAATAGTATATTACACTTAGAACCTGACTTAGGTGCTTCAGTGAAATTTATTCTACTACCACTAAATGTATAAGCTTCTCCAGGAACTTGTAGTATATCATTTACAAATATGAATAAGTTATTTGTTAGATTTACATCCTCTGGATTTGCTTTTAAACTTATAACCTCTTTCACTCCAAATTGAGTTACAGTTAGAGTAAATTTCTTCTTCCTTCCATTGAAGAACGATGATATATCATCAAATTGTATAAATTGTCCTGGATACCATCCAGCAAACTTATCAGTAAATGTTTCCAAAACTGTAACTTCGAATGGTTTAAAATTTGATGCTTTTGGGTCTGTAGAAATTCCAGATATTACTAAAACATCACCAACTTTATATGATGTTCCTGGAGAATCTAAGTTAAATGCAACTATACTAGAACCATTACCAACCGTTACGGATACTTTTGCACCTTGACCTTGACCTGAAGAACCAGATTTATATTCTAGATCTAAATTGTAGTAATTTTGTGGTAAATCAATTCTAACTTCTGGAAGTATTGTATTAGTGTATCCAGAACCAGGATTAACTATAGTTAATGATGTAATAGTCCCCGCAGTCCCTATAGTCGATGTAATAGAAGCTCCAGAACCTACTGTAGAGGCTATTGAAATTATAGGTGGTGTCCTATATCCTTTACCAAAACCAGTCAAATACACATTTGATATTGTTCCTGCAGCAGATACTGAAACTGTAGCTGAAGCACCAACTAAAGGTAAGTATCCAAATCCTGTTGTATAACCAACTTTTGTTATCTTACCTGCTAATGGAACACCACTAATAAATTTGATGGTATTTCGTCCTGGGGTATCTATAACATAATCTTTACCACCAATTTGGGGAATATTGTTTATCAATATTAGTGGATTATTGTTTATATCTACTCCAACAGAGCTTCCAGTTATACTATTTGTATTTGTGAATATACCAACAACATTTTCACCATCGGATTTTAATACAAATTCTGTTGCTGCAATTCCAGTAAATTGATTTGATATATCATCAAATATAATATTTTTATCTTCTGGAATAAATGGGTCAAATCTTCTGGAGAATAGTCTTCCACTAAAAGATGAATTTACTTCAAATCCTGGAAATCCAGTTGGACCATAAGGTGGAGTTGAAAAGTATATAACATCTTTTATTATATTATAATTACCACCAACAAAAAATATAGTATCTGTTATATTATGTGGAACCTTATTAGTTCCTAGGAAACCTCTTGTTACCTGAATACTATTTGGACCATCTACATTAATATTATTGACGGACAAATATTCATCATTTATTTGTAGAATATCATTTATAACTACAGAACTAATACCAGACTGAACATATATGATACTGTCATTATAAGATACATCTCTACTTAAAGATAATTTTAGAGATTTTTTATAAACCGGAGTCTGGATAATATTATCAATAGTTATGACTGAACTAGAATTTGGATTTAATACTTCAAAGCTATGTGTGCCAATTCCTAATGAAGCTAAGTTTAAAATACCTCCAGTAGATAGACCAGCAACTTTAAATATGTTATTGTTTATTTTTTGAACGTAAAGATTTTCTGGAAGTTTATCCGTACCTAAAATTGTAGGAGATATTAATAAGTTATCTAAAGGTGTAGTACCACCAATATAAGTTCCAGCAATACTAATATTATCAGTAAGTTCATAGTTACTTCCACCAAAGACAATACTAACATTACTAATATCTCCCAAAGAATTTCTTCTAACATTAAATATAGCTCCAGAGCCAAATCCAACTGTAGTAGTTCCTGGAATATTATTATAAATTCCATTAGCTCCAGAAGCTATTCTTGTACTAGAAACCTTAGATACTTTAAATGATAAGTCATTTTGTGGAGTTGCTCCTCCCATATAAGTTCCAGCAATAGAGATTGTATCTCCAACAGAATATCCTCTTCCACCATCTCTAAGAACAACAGATGTTGATATTGGCTGTCCTGTAGTTGAATTGTATACTATGAAAACACTAAACTTAGCATCTATTCCTGAACCAGAAGTTTGCTTAACAGGGATATAAGGCTCGGTAAATCCCCAGAATCTATTTTGTTGTCCTGAGAAATTTGGAACTACATTTGAAGATATACCTGATACTGTGGTAGAAATAGCAACATTATATCCTTGTTCATAAATTGCACTACCAATACCACCTCCAACTCCCATTATTATATCTTTTCGACCCTCACTTTCAGTTGTTGTTGATATTCCAATTTCTCCAGGTGAATTTGGAAAATATCCATATCCTGGATTTACTATTTGTATACTAGTTATTATTCCTGATTGAATCTGAGGATTGAATGCTGCTTGAATTAGTGGAGTTTTTGTTCCAGTAATTAAAATTACTGGTTTACTCACCGAACTATATCCAGAACCACCATTAATTACATTAATTCTAGATACAGAGTATCCTGCTCCAACGAAAACTGGTTCTAATATTGCACCAGAACCTACAGTTGTATTTGCTATAGCAGTTATTGAATCATATTGTGGAGTGTATTTAATATTTTGTCCTGTTTGGAAGTTATGATTTGGTAGAATAAAGCTATCAGATTCTAAAACTATAGATGTAGTAATACTATTTGATGCATCAAACTCTTTGTATATCAATGGTATATTATCACTAGTAAGTTTAAATGATGAAATCCCAATAATTTTATCTCCAGGAATTCTTCTATAGAATTCTAAATTCTGAGTTACTGAAGTAGTAATTCCATTCCTAGAATATAGTCTATGTGGAGTATCACTACTTATTCCAACATAATTATTACCAATAGTTAATATATACGTACTATCGGGATAAAAATGATATGTGGAAAATCCTATTTTATCACCTTCTATTAAGCCTTCGGTATTAACACCTAAACGGTATAAATCTGTAGATATAAAAGTTACAGATTTTGTGGTAACAATTCCCAACTTAGATGTTCCTGTAAACTGGGAACTAATATCATCAATATTAATAACTTTATTTGTTTTTGATAAAATATAAGGTTTTAATGTAACACCATCCTCAAAAATTACTCGTTCTACAGAACCATCTTCAAATTGTTCTTCCTCAGTAACCATCGCAAAGTTATTCTTTGTGTATAATGACTGGGTGTTATCAATATTAACCAATAACTCCAATGATGAAGCTGTTCCAACTCGCATAGTAGCTGTAGCAGCACTACCAACAACTAAATCTGAAAATTCTTTAAATCCAGATGGGTGGATTACAGATTTTACGGGCTCTCTCCAGATATTGTAAGGAACCTCACCTTTTATTGAATATGAGAATTTTTGATAGTAATTATTATCAGAAATTCTTTGTTGAAAATCATTTAAAAATCCTACTCTATCACCTAAGTCATTTAATTTATCCCTAGTAACATCAATATTAGAGATTAAATTAAATATGTTAACATCGGTTACTTTTCCATTTAATAATGAAATTTTACCAGCTAGTTTATCACCAACTTTTAGTTCACCTTTAACGTCTATTAGTCTAAGTTCATTAATATCATTATCCCAACCATTTTCCATTACTTTAGCACTAAAAGTATTTGTTCCTCTTTCATTATATCCAAAAACATTTTCTCCAGAAACATACTTCAAATCATTAGCTATTATCATTTCAAACTCAGCCATATCTTTTCTATTAACTACGTAACCATATCCAAAGTCTGAAGTATACTCACCAAGATTATCAGATAATCCTTGCATACTATAAGTTATAGTATAGTTTTCACTGCTTATTCCAGTAACAGTAAAGAATCTATATCCATAATTAGACGAATTGTAGTTATCTTTTTGAATTGGAACTCCACCCTCTCCCAATTCCGTAGATAATCTACACCTCTCTATAAAAATTTCATCTCCAAGTTCAAATGGAAATTTAACTTCAGTTGTACCATATCCAGTTGTGATTAAAGGATAAATTTGATTATCGGAATTAAGTAGTTCTAAAGTAACGTTGTTACCATTTACTGAAATATCGTCAATACTATACCCATTAGAATTTCTTAATGGTACAATACGTAATGGTGTAGATATATCATTTGTATTTTCAATAACATCAACTCTAACTACTGAATTTCCTTGAACATAAGATTGTAACTTTATTTTATCATTACCTATTACTTTTAATGTTGGAGCAGTATTATAATTTCTACCTCCAGTAATTATTCCTACATAATCTACTCTAGAAATATCCTCAACTTGAACAACTGCTGGAACACTTAGTAACGGAGATAATGTTACATCTGTTGGATAGTCAAATCCATCCTTTATTCTATCTAAAGATGTAATCCGTCCAATTTTGTTAGATTTTGCTTTTACTATAGCATTTCTCCCACTCTGAGAAATTACTCTAGAAAGTTTTGGAACTTTAAAATAACCTCTTCCGCCAAAATTTAATTTAATCTTTTCTATTGGTCCTGAGGTATTTTTAGAATTTGTAGTATATTTTATATCACTTACGTTATCGTCATTATAATCTAAACTCTCTGGTTTCCCATCTAAATTAATTTTAAATGAATTATCACTTAAAACTGATATATTATAATTTGAATTATAATCACTTCCTATAAGTTCAATTAGGTTATTATTTAATACCTCATAATCTGGAAATACTGGGGAAGTGGTAGAAAAGAAAGAATAGTAAATTTCTCTTGGATAATTATTCAAAGAAGTTCTTAAAAATCTTCTAGTATTCGAAATATACTTAAATTCTTCAAGTTCATTTTTAAATGTAAAATCTTTATATAGTCTCAATGTTAATCCAGTTAGACTAGAATCAGATAAGTCAAATTCTACATAATTTCCTTTTGTTACGTCTAGTTTAGGATTTATTTTTGCAATGGAA